CATACTGCGATATCTGGTCATCGACCATTACAGCGGCAACATCTATCTGCATTACGAGCAGGCCAAGGGCGAGGACGCCCTAGGCGTCATCAAGGCACTGATTGGTGCAATTGATGACCGTGGCGCGCGTGATCCCATGCACGGCGCACCGTTGCAGGCATATATGGACCCAGGCAGCGGCAACAAATCGAGTCTGCTGCTCAATTTTGTGAAGCAGCTCGACATCAATCCCTTGCACCATGCCGCTGGTAATGCCCGCGCAACAGGTGGCGTAGAGGTGGGCCAAAACATCGTGGAGACGCAGTTTGAGGGCCGTCTGCGATTTATGGCGGTGCCCAGCGTTGCGGACTTGCAGGCCAAGGCCGATGCATGGCGTGCCCACTACAATGCCACGCAGATACTGCGGCGGGCGGGCAAGACGCGTAACGCGTTGTGGGCCACCATAACAAGTGAGCAGCTCCGCACCGTGAGCCGTGAGGTTATGGAAGCCATTGCCGCCTGGGGCGATGTGCGCCGCAAGGTGGACGGGCATTTCAAAATCTCCGTTGATACGCGGGCTTTCGGCGTGCGTGAGTACGACCTGCGGGAGCTTGGATACCACGGGCTGTGTGTGGGAGACACCGTGCTGGTGCGGCTTAACCCTTTTCTGGCCCCCGTAATCCGCGTGATCAAGACGCAGGCTGACGGCACAGAGCTGGTGTTTGAGGTGTCGCCCATCGACAAGGATGCAGCGGGCTTCGACATTACCGCCCCTGTGATCGGTCAGGAGTATCGGGCACAGCCAAAAACCAAGCCGCAACGCGCCCTGGATGATGTGCTTAAGACCGCCTACGGCACCGCCAGCGTGGAGGAGGCGGCAAAACACCACAAAGCCCGCAATAAGACGCCGTTTGCAGACATTGACCCGATGGCAGACGTCAAGCAGGCCCCCATGCAGTTTCGTGCCAGCGGCACCCCGATGGATGTGGCTGGCACAATGGCTGCGGCAATGCCACTCAACCACGCCCAGGCGGCACAGCGCCTGCGCGGTATGTGCGGCCAGGCCTGGAAGGAAAACCCGGCTGGCTGCATGGCTATGATCAAGCAGCGTTACCCCGCGCAGGTGCCGGAGGACAAACTGCAGGAGCTGGCTGACGCCATTAACGGGCTGCATGAGGCTGGTCAGCATGAGGTTGGGACACGGCCCGCAAGCGGCACGGCCAGCATTACCCATGTTGACCTGCGCGGAGGTTTGGCATGCGCAAATTAGCCGCTCCCGCAGAGTTTAAGGCCCTCATTGCCACGCACGGCGGTCAGCGCCAGGCGGCGAGGGCCTGCAAAGTAAGCCCGGCACTGATCAATTTGTTGGCTAATCAGGGCATGCCGCCCAAAACAGGCTGGGCGGGCCTGCAAACCGCCCTGCAACAATGGTTAATCGCCAAGGGAGCCACTGCCGACACGGTGGCCAAGGCGCTGCGCGAGGCCACCCCCAAGGTCAGAACCCCGCGCAAGATCATCAACAAGGCCCAAATCAGGGCTAACACAGGAGAAGACCCCATGATTTTTGGCAAACAGACGCTCGTTCAGGGTGCCCGGAAGCATTTTTCTCTCACGCGTGACCCGTTTTCCGACCCGCAGACAGTTGAAGAAATCTATTTGACGCCGGAATCCCGGTATGTGCGCGAAGTGATGTACGACGCCGCCTGCAATGGCAATTTCCTTGCAGTAATTGGTGAAAGTGGCAGTGGCAAGAGCACGCTGCGCGAAGAAATGATCGAGCGGCTCAAGACCAGCGGCGAGAGCGTTATAGTGATTGAGCCGTACACGCTGTCCATGACGGAGACCGACAAATACGGCAAGCCGCTGCGCGCCCAGCACATTGCCGAGGCCATCATTGACACCGTGCAACGCGGTGCGCGGTGCGCGGGCAGCCCGGAAATGCGCGGGCGCATGCTGCACCAGATGCTGATTGCCAGCAGCCGGGGCGGCAACCGCCATGTGCTCGTAATTGAGGAAGCCCACGACCTGCATGTGCAGACCATCAAGAGTCTCAAGCGATTCTGGGAACTCAAGGACGGTATGCGGCGGCTCCTGTCCATCATCCTCATCGGCCAGACCGAGCTGCGGGGCAAGCTCTCCAACACTCAGGCCGAGGTGCGGGAAGTGGTGCAGCGCTGCGACATCATTGAGCTGCCGCCTATCAAAGACCCGGAAGCGTATCTGGCGTTTCGGTTCAAGGTCGCGGGAGCGGACATCAGCAATATTTTCGAGCCGGAAGCCTTGGCGCTGCTGCAGGAGCAGCTTGTGGTGGCCAGCAGCCTCAACAGCAACGGCGTGTATCTGGGCTATCCCCTCGCCATTGCCAACCTCGCACGGGCGGCGATGTCCAAGGCCTACGAAATCGGCGAGTCCATCGTGACCGGTGACGTTATGCGCCTGGTGCAGCCCAAGGAGGCTGGCCGTGTCTGATAAGGAGTTTTTCGATCTGGTGCGCGCCATGCGCAATGCCCAGACCATCTATTTCCGGTCTAAAAATTGGAGTGATCTGCGTTACGCCAGAGACTACGAACAACGCGTGGACAATGAGCTGCGGATCAGGGCCGAGGCAGACCGCCCGAAGCAGGCGGCGTTGATATGAGCGGGCGTTCTACCCTGACTATCACAGGCAAAAGCATTACCGCGACCGGCAAGGCCGCAAACCATATTTTCAAAGCCCTACAGGAGATCAACATGGCAAAGCGCGTCAAACCCGTATTGCAGCTGCCCGTTATCAATTCCACAGAGGACGCTGACGCGGTACTGGCTGAAATTGCCGCACACAGGCGCAAGATTGAGTTGTACGAAATTGGCCTGCGCGAAAGCGTTGATGCTCTCAAAACCGAATGCACAGACAAGTGCGAGGCTCATAAGCAGGCTATTTCCACACGGGAGCAGGCCCTGATGCAGTTTGCCCTGGCGCGGCGCGACGATGTTTTCAAGGGCCGCAAATCTGTAGCGCTGACATTTGGCAGCTTCGGGTTTCGCGCTTCATCCACTCTCAAAACCCTGCGAAAGTTCACCTGGGAGCGCGTTCTCAATCTGGTCAAGGATCGTGGGCTGGCGTGCGTGCGTACCAAAGAGGAGGTGGACAAGGATGCGCTGCGTGCCCTGGATGCGGACACTCTTGCCGCAGTGGGGTGCAAGCTTGTTGAGGAGGATTCCTTTTTTTACGAGCTGGCAGACACAGACCTGGCCAGCAACCAGTAAAGGAGGCGCGTATGAGCAGACTCATGGGCATGATCCGCGTTGCCAAGGCCCAGCTTGGCATGGATGAGGACACCTATCGGGACTTTTTGCACAACACTCTGGGCAAGAGGACAATGGCGGGCAGCACGGGCAAGGAGCAGTGGCGCGTTGTGGAGGCGCTTAAGGGGCTGGGTTTCCAGCCCCGGCCCATCCACAAAGGCAAGGAGCTGCCCAGCGACCCGCAGGCCAAAAAAATAAGGTCTCTGTGGCTGACAATGGCCGACTGCGGTGTGGTGCGGGACAGGTCGGAGCAGGCGCTCAACAGCTACGTGCGCCGCATCACCGGGCAAACGCTGGCCAATGCCACCACCAAACAGTGCATTAAGGTGATAGAGACGCTCAAATCGTGGCTGGATCGGTGCGAGGATGCTGATGCCCGTGCCAAATGCATGGCCGTGCTGCGAGGTGAGGCTGACGCGCCGCCGGTCATTAACGGTGCGCCGATCGCGGAGGTGGATCATGGGCGCGTACAGTGAGCGCGGCAAAGAGATACTCAACACAGTGACCTCCATTATTGATCAGGAGGCCACCAAGGGCACACCGGGCCTTGGCAAGCGCGTGGCGGACATCATTGCTGATCAATTTGGCGGGCAACAGATATATTTGCCCTTTGACCGTGAGCGGCGCGATGCCCGCATTTTTGCCGAGTATCGCGGTGACAACATCCATGCCATTGCAAGCAAGTATCGGGTGTCAACCCACCAGGTTTACAAGATCGTACAGCGTGAGAAGGCAAAACGGCGGCAAAAGCAAACCTTGCTGCCCGGCGTTTGCATCGAGGCACGGCAATGACGTGCCCGGCCAGCAACCCCAAAGCCCCCATCTACACATGCTGGCAGCGTATTCCGGGGATTACTGATCCCCAGGAGATTCGGCGCTGCCAGCAGTGCCCACACGGCATGGTACTGATCGCATCAGTAACGTGGCAACGTGAGGCGGATCAGGATGTTCCTGACCAGGTAGACGCCCCAGAGAGAGAGGACAATATTATGGATAAGCAGACATACACGGTGGCGCAATTGTCAGCATTGATAGGGATCTCTGTCAAAAATATTTACAACGCCAAAGGGCTTAAACGCCCTCCATCATCAGGCTCTATGACGGGGGCCGTGCTGACGGAAATGAGCAAGCGCGGCATAACCTGGGATCAGATTGTGCCAGCGTCCAAAGGTGGCGGGCAAAAGACCGCTGGAGCGCCCGTGCCTGATGATGGACAGATGGTGACGGATGGCAGCGCCACCGCCGCCGAGGCTCCAATTGATGTTGCGACTATGCAGGTGATAACCGCTGCCGTGCCTACCTCCAAAGATGAGGCCCTTTGCACCAGATGGCCGCTCGACATGCTGATCCAGGCCGTCAGGGCCAAGCTGCCCGCCCACACATCCATCACAATCAGCGCTTAGGGGGCGACGGTGCAACCATCCCCGGAGCAATCCAAAATTTTGGAAAAAATCCGCAAGCTGCTGCGGCTTTCGCGTTCAGATAACGAGCACGAGGCCGCAGCAGCCGCTGCGAAGGCACAACAATTACTATCGGAGCACAACCTGACGGTTGGCAATATAACGCCAGAACAAGCTGCCAGGGAGTTTACGGCCTCTCATGCCCACCGCAAAACGAGGCAACGCCTGGAACTTTGGGCGCACAAGCTTGCTGCGGCTGTGGCGTCAGCATTTGACTGCAAGTATTACCATAACCTTGCTACCGGAGAGACCTCTTT